GAGATCACCTCCACACAAGGGTCTGTTACGACGTTATCAGAAGCGGCACGTGCTATAACAGGCAAAGAGATCACTTCCACACAGGGAACTCTTACGAGATCAGCAGGAGTCGGACGTTTGATAACAGGCAAAACAATCACCTCAACACAAGGAACTTTTACGGCACTATCAGCAGTTGTACGTTCGATAACAGGCAAGATTATCACATCAATACAAGGTTCTCTTGCCACGATTTCAGGCGAAGAATTAAGAAGTCTCACTGGCAAGGCAATCACCTCAAGCATGGGAGATTTTTCCGTGAATTTTGGTATAATGAGAAGTATTAGTGGTGAGCAGATCACATTAGCACAAGGAGAATTGGATGCAATTGCTGTTATGTACATAGACGGTGATAGTGTCTATCGCAGAAGTTTTGGACATGAGGTGCCACGAAGCAGAAGTTTTGGACATGAGGTGCCACGAAAATGAAAAAGATATTTACCAGAGTACTTTTTGTAGTTTTGATAGTCATTGTGATAGTCTGCAATGCAATGGCAGCAAATATCTTCACAAAGACCGCATATGAAGAGTTCTACCGCTATCATGACTTCGCTAATTGGCTGCAATCAGGGGAAGTATTGTCCTCACAAATTGTAACAATCTACGAGAAAAACACAGGCGCAGAAGAAACTACTACAATGATTTCAGGCACTTCTGTCCAGACAACAAAAGTCTTGTATAAGATAAAGGCCGGTATTGCTAATAAGACTTATATGATTAAAATCAAAGTCATTACTAATACCGGTCAAAAATTCGAGGATCAACTAGAATGTAAAATATTGGCGAGCATTAAAACTATAGCGGATAGGTCAATAATAGGGGAAGGCATTAACTCGGAAATAGGTGATATAATCACATCATGAGGTGACATATGAGCAGCAACTATATAATACTCAAAGATGAGATAACGAATATCGTAAAAGACGAATCAGGGAAACTGCTCGATAATGACATAGACAGATATATGCTCTTTGCCATCAGAACATATTCGAGAAGCAGGCCTGATATAGCAGTTGTGGATATCACGGGAGATGGCGGCCATGATTATGCATTGCCCTCTTCCTGGGTTGACGGATTTTCGAGAATAATGATAATTGAGTATCCTATTGGAGATATTCCTGCTCAGTACCTCGATGAGGATGATTACTGCATCTACCAGAATGAGACTACAAAGCTATTGAGGCTCTTATATGATAGCCCATCGGCAAGTAATGACTTCAGGGTAGTATTTTCCATTCCAAGAACAGATAGTACAATACCGGATAATGACATCGATGCCGTCTGCAACCTTGCTGCATCTTATTGTTTAGAGCAGCTTGCTAATGCCTATGCCCAGACATCGGATTCCACGATATCTGCCGATTCGGTAGACTACAGAAGCAAATCCTATGAATTTGCACAGAGAGCCAAAAGACACATAGCTATCTACAAGGAGCACATGGGGATCAAAGAAGGCGATACGGTGGCGGCAGCTACCGGCATCGTAAACCTCGATTGGAAATATCCATATGGCATGGATAGGTTGACACATCCGAAGTGGGCGAGAGATTTGAGATAGAAGGACATATGATACTTCTAAGATTTTTTTGTTGGCTAAATGAAATATGGATATTCCTGAGAACAGGAAGTATAATAAGTGGGCATAGTTACATTGAAATAAAAAACACCAAAAACGAGCACATACTGAAATGTGAGGTATGCGGATATATTTCAAAAGCTGAGCACTATTTTGAAATAATAGGTTAAAAGCAATAGCAAGCGGTTAGTGTAACACCTTAATGGACTGTTTACAACCCGATTCCTAGAAATAGGATCGGGTTTTTTTAGTTTTAAGGAATGAATGCAAATAAGAAAATAGTAATGGAAAATATAGAATTATGGCATGGTGATTGCCGGGATATGTCAGATATTAAATGCGATGTAATAATAACTGATCCACCTTATGGTATCAAATATATACCACGTAAAATTGGTAAAAATGAAACTCGCATTAAATATAGCAATTTTGAAGGGAGAAAAATGGAAGGGGATATAGAACCTTTTGATCCTATGTGGATTCTTGCATTTAATAAACCAACATTACTTTGGGGAGCGAATCACTATGCTGATAAATTACCTGTATCTTCTCATTGGTTAGTGTGGGATAAAAGAGGCAAGGGTTATTATGGAAATAATTCGTTCTCAGATTGTGAATTATCATGGTGTTCAACTAAGGGAGTTGCACGAATTTACCTTCATATTTGGAATGGTATTGTTAGACAAGGGGAAGAATCTGCAAAATACGGAACAGGGAAATTGCATCCAACACAGAAACCAGTAGCATTGATGATGTGGTGTCTTAAAGAGATGAAGGTGACTAATGGTATGACAGTTTATGATCCTTATATGGGAAGTGGAACAACAGGGATAGCATGTATTCGTATGGGTTGTAAATTCATAGGGGTAGAAAAAGAAGCAGATTACTTTGAAGTAGCACGGCAAAGAATTGAAAATGAATTCTTACAGAGAAAAATGAATTTTGCATAGAACAATCAAAATACATAAGGAATGAATGCAAATAAAGATCGAAAAGAAAGGTGAAATATTCAAGGGCAAAGCCTCACAAATTGTTTCTAAACAATTGGGATCGGCTATGTACGAGAGCGTTCAATTAGTTGAAAGAAACGTGAAATTGCTTACTCCTCGTGGGGTCAGTGATGCACGGAAAGGATTGCTCGGATCGATCAGAGGGTCGATAATCAACAAGGGTACTCCAATGATTATGGGTCAGGTAGCTTCAAATATCGGTTATGTGGAAGTAATAGAGAAAGGAAGAGCTCCTGGCAAGAAATGGCCCCCTGACGGGGTACTAATTAAGTGGATTCAGAAGAAATTAGGCGTATGGGGAAAATCCTCAAGCATGAGAATGCACAAAATCATGACTCCTGAAAAGATGGCACAGAGTGTGGAATTCATAATCAGACGGAAAATAGGGAAAAGGGGATTCAAAGGTTTCCATATGTTTGAAAAGGGATTGGAAAACAGCATGTCCAGATTAACCCTGATATTCAAAGAAATAGGGCTTGGCATTGCAAGGGAATTCAGCGAATAAATGAGCGAATCAGCAATAAGAGCATCGATATATAACATACTTTCCTCAATTGACGGAATAGGAAAAGTCTATGACTATGAAAGACGGTCTATCGATGAGGCCGTATTTATAAGTTTATTCAAAGATGAGGCATCAGGCAGAATCATTGGCTGGGAAATTGGAAGAAGGGGGGCTTCTGAGGAAAAGATAGTTCTTGGAATAGGAAGCGAAGTAAATGAAGTATCTCACTTTTTTTTCATAAAGGGGTATTATGGCCTTAAAGATTCAGATGCAACAGAAAAAACTTTCAATACCTTAATCGAGGAAGTAGCAGAAGCTTTCAGAGGTTTGCCGACATTGAATGGTGTAGCAGAGGATCATCAATATATACAGAGGGATGTAATAGAGGTAAGGATTTTCGGATCGGTGCTTTGCCACTATGCCGAATTAAGTTTAATAGTAACCGAAAGGATATAAGGAGGAGCATAAAATGGCTCAATTAAAGGGTTCGGATAGCAGAATAATCGTAAGGAAGGAAAGAACATTCAAAACAATTCCCACGGTATCAATTCATCCCTGTGAACTTGTATGGGATGAATTTGTAGCTGCAAACGTAGTAGCCACTGCAGATGCAACTGTTTACAAGAAAGGAACTAAATCATGTAAGCTGGCTGTAGCTGCTGGTGCATCTACCGGGATACTTGCATCTGACAATATAGCATCCACAGACCTTAGTCATTGCACAAAGGTAGGAATGTGGATAAGATCAAGTGTAGCTTTATCGTCAGGAGATCTTAAGCTCTTGCTCGATGATACTGCATTGTGCGCAAGTCCGCTTGAAACTATCAATATCCCGGCAGTCGCAGCAGGAGAGATAAATACATGGAAATATGTAAAATTAACACTGGCTGCGGCTGGAAGTGATACGGCGATAATTTCCGTCGGTATAAATATGGCAGTTGACAAGGGTGCCTTTGATTTCTATGTAGATGACATCAGAGGACTTGAGGGAGATGCCGTTATCATACCGTTCAATAATGCAAAGATGGGACTTTCTGAAGCGCTTGAGGATTCGGCTGCCATATCATCTGGCCGGCAACCTCTCAAGCCTGTCGGAGGAGCAATTACAGGAAGCGGCACCACTTCACATGAGTTCAATCCTTACATGGCGGTACTGCTTAAGCACATTCTAGGATCAGTCACCACAACTGATCTCACAGGCAGTAAATACTCTCATGTCATGACCATCGGAGACTTGGGAGAGGGACTTGCTATTGAGATTCAGCATAGGACAGAACGTCAATTCACTCTCTATCATTGCAAAGGCAATGGTTTTTCTCTGTCTCAGGCTGCAACAGGGAAGGTTACGCTTGATTGCACATGGGAAATAGCTGCTGAAGAGGTGGCAACAAATGAGACTCAGCTTGATGGAGATCCCACTAACTATGGTCATAAACCTTTCAGTTCCAAATTCGGTATCTTCACCGAAGGCGGGGTAGCAGCACCAGGGTTGGCTACAAACTTTACCGTTAATTACAACAATAATATTTCCGGTGAGCCCACTATCGGATCTGAGGGTCAGAGAGACAGTCTCACAGAGGGCATGCCTAAGATAGATTTTTCCGTAGATATGCTCTACAAAGACAACACCTACATGGATAAGGCAAAGGCTCTTACTGAATCAAAGATCAAGCTTGAAAATCTCAACGGTACAGGCGTGGGGACACTTGGGAACGAATACGCTGCCGTGGAAATGACTGAGATTCTTTATGCAAGACCTCAGCAGAACATCGACGGACCTAAGGGATTGAAAGCAAACTTCACCGGCATTGCTTATTTTGATGATGATGCCGGAGGGACAGCAATTACGGTTACGATAAGAAACAGCCAGGCAGTAGTAGAATAACACACACAAGGAGAGTTTATGATCAAAATCAAAAAGCCGAAGCTTAACAAGGTCGTAACGACTGAGATGACGCTTGAAGGAGAGATCTTTGAAATTGATCTCATGCCATTGCCGGAAGAGGAAAGGTTGAAAATGTTCCGACCTTTCCTCAAGAGGAAGAATGTTCAGAATCCATTCAGCAAACAAATGGAAATCACAACGTACATGGACTACAATGACGAGGCATTTGCAAATGTGGCAGATAATCTGCTTGACCATGTAGTAATTAATTTCCGTGGGATAGCAGACGAAAAAGGAAGTCCACTTGATGGGTCTCTCAGGGAAAATAAAATCCTTTTAGGCAGCATCAAGGTAAATGACATAGAGGAAATTACCTTGGTCGATGAGAATGGGCAAAGTGCTACCATGCACCAACCCAGGGAAAGGTTCTTCCGTACCTTGATCATTGATAAGGCGGTCGAATTAGCGCAGGCAATCGCAGAAGTAGAAAGAAAAAACTTGTAGAGGTCGTATCCTGGCAATATAGTCAAGGGCAGGAATATTTTACGTCTGTATGTCAGGAGCTCGACCCTGATACTAAATGCTCAACTTGTGACGATTACAGGAAATGCGAGCATAGAATGCCGGTCATAATTGAGGGCAATCACGATTTCTTCAGGGTTATCGGCATCTGTAAAAGGCAATGGAGATCTGGGTTCTCAGGACCAACCGGGCTTGATTTTCAGGTGATCTTGATCATTGCCGACAAGATCGGAGTTGAAGTTGATCAATACTTACTCGACAAACTTGAATTATACGAAAGCATAACTATGAATGAAATGAGCAAAATGGCAGAGAAAGAAAAAGAAAAATAGATGGCTAACCCAAATGTAAAGATAACAATATCAGCAGACGGTTCGGCAGTTGCGTCAGCAGTGAAGACTGTCGAAGGATCAATAAGAAGTCTGGAATCTATCGCTAAAACATCAGAAAGTAATCTGAAAGGTTCATGGATCAATGTTGCCGCAGGTCTAACCATTGTTCAATCAGCATTAAGAGCTACACAAAGTCTTATGAAATCTACATTTCTTGCCGGTATCGATGCAATTGAGGATTACAAAGTGACTGTCATAGGTCTCGCAGGCACAGTTACATCTCTTATGAAATTGAAACCAGGGGAGAGTCTTTCCGAGGGATATGTAAGAGCCAAGAAGTATGCAGAGGATTTATGGAATGTGGCTGTTAAAATTGATAATGTATCGGCAATGAGTGCAAGAGAAGTTTTCACGATGGTTGAAGCATTCACACAGTCAGGTATTGCAATCAGGAAAACCAATGAAGAGCAGATGCAGGGATTGACAAATATCGCTAATACCCTGCCAGGTCTCATCAAAAACAATAGAACCAATGCTCAGGTTTATCAGGAAATATCTGCTCTTCTGAGAGGGCAAATAGACAGGACATCTCAACTCGGATTATTGCTTGATAAGATGGACCCTCAACTGAAAGAGCATTTGGAGACATGGCAAGCACAAGGGACTACCATAGAGAATATCGGGAAATTGCTAAAAGGTCAAAGCATTGCCGGTAAGGACATGCAGGAGACATGGGGGACTATAAAGTCAACTCTTCAGACAATTTATGAATCTCTTCTGAGAGGCGGCCTCGAACCCGCTTATAAGGATGTAATAAACCTGGCGAGACAATTGAGTGAATGGGCAAATAAACACAAAGAAGAAATAGAGTCAGCTACAAGAGCGGCTTGGGAAATGGTGAAGGCATTTAAGGATATTGTTCCTATAGTTGAAATCATGTGGAATTTTATCAATAAGATTGCTATAGAGACAGGGGTTCTCAAGACTATCTTTATCCTCATACTCACCACCATAACCAATATAAAAGACATCCTTTCCGACATAAGCAATATCAGATTTGAGAATTTAAAAATATTGCTGTCTCCTGAAGCACTATCTGATTGGATAGTTGAAACATTTAATACCAGGCCGATGGAGACGTTCATTCAAAAACAGAAAGAAGTGAATGCATTGTTTAGCGAATTTGAAGAGAAGAAAAGAGTGGCAAGAGAGAAAGCACGAGAAGAATCATGGACTCAGATGTATATACCATTGGCTGCTAAAGAAACTAAATATTCAGAAGGTAAATATAGAAATATAGGACAGACCTACCGGAATATCGGAGGAGAAGGAGAATTGGAGTTTGTCAAGAGACCTCCTCTTGTCACAGATGATGAATTGAAGAAGCTTGCCGAGGCAAAAAAGAAGATAGATGACCTCAATAAAAGCATACAGGATCAGATTGATAAGATGACATTATCACCTATTGCGCTTATA